ACGGTACAAGCTGACTTGGAAAGGCCAGATCAACCTTTAAAGGATTTACTGAAGGAACAAGATGTTACAGAAGAAACTGAAGACAACGAATGCAACGATAGCTGAGAAATGCCATGTAGGAGATGCAACGGAACTTGTATTGGAAGGTTGTGAGCCTCTGGGACAAGAATACTTACAAAGTAGAGGGTTTGACCCCTGCTTTTCTTGCGATTGTAATAACTTCTCATCTAACTTTGACTCTGAAGATAAATTCTTTTATAGTTTAGCACACTATAGAGGCGAAGAATCTTTGTATACTGAGATAGGCATTGGAACTATCTTATCTGATAATATTCTCAACAGAAATAAAATTTATTTTGGTATAAGTAAACGTAAAGGTCTACTATCTAACCCAGCTGCTTATTACCCAGACGAACTACAGGAAGGTGATTACTTAGAGGTATCTAATTATCGTAATACTAATATTTTAGATTTCTTTATAGATCCCCACTTAATTGTTACGTCTGACTCTCGAAGTTGCCCCACGCCCCTATATGTAGACGAGAATTCTGTACTAGGAAGATACGAAGGAGAGATACAATCTATCTCTATACCTTCTCTACTAGCTACTAATATCATTGACTCACTTACTTCTTTTACTAAGTCAATAAATCTTAAGGCTTACAAATTATATTGCAAAATTATTAACTGTTCTAGTATTGTATTGTCTAAGTCTAAGTTACGCTCCAAGCCCCCCAAAGGTACTATTATCTGGGATGCAGACGACGAACTAATTAAGTTTTATAATGGTAAAGTATGGAGAGTAATACTAACATCTCCCCATACAAATGAATAAACCTAAAAACCATACAGAACAAGAAACTTTAGCTATTATAGATATAGTAGTAAATAGAATCGCCCCTAAGTATACTTTTAACGGTTATGACGTAGATGACATAAAACAAGAATCTTTTATCATATGTTTGGAAGCTTTAAATAGATATGACAATAAACGCCCACTAGAAAACTTCTTATCTGTCAACTTATCAAATAGACTTAAAAACTTTATTAGAGATAACTTTGGAAACGCTAAAGACGTAGATAAAAAGAAAGTAAGCGCCCCAGCTACTATTTCTGCCCACGTATATAACAATTATCACTTTTATGAATTTGACGATGAAAACCTAGACACACAAGATATATTTGAAATACTAGAGGAGAAACTCCCTGTTAATCTTAGAGAGGACTTCCTTAAATTCACTAATAACGTATATCTCAATAAAAATAAAAAAGAGACACTAATCAAAAATATAAAGGAAATATTAAATGAAGAAGGGAAGAATGTCTGACGACGAAGGACGTACTATATCAAGGTTAATTGATAGTATGACCATAGAGGATATAGCTAAACATCTAGATAGAAGTACTACTGCTGTAGATGAATATATTAAACGTAAATTAAAAATTGGTTTAACACATGAAGAATTCGCCGCATATTCATTAGAAGATCGTCCATATTGGATTGAACTAAAAGCACAGTTTACCGATGAGGAACTAGAGTTATTCAAATATCACTGGTCTCGTATTATATCACAGTTTAAAGATGATGTATTTCCAACTGAGGAACTCCAAGTCGTCGATGTGATCAAGTTGGAGATATTGATGAATAGATGTTTAAAAGGTAACAAGGAGAACATAGAACAGATCAGTACATATGATGCTATGGTTAAAGACGAAAGATCTAGAGACAAAGATCAACAAGATTATGATTATATTATTAACTTAGAAAGACAGCTTGCTTCTCTCAGGGCATCGCAGGAAAGCCTAAACCGCGATTACAGGGAATTGCAAGCAAAGAAGGGTGCTATGCTCAAAGAAATGAAAGGGACCAGAGAGCAGCGAATTAAGAGGCTGGAGGACAGTAAGCAAAGCTTCACCAGTTGGGTTACATCTATGCTGCAAGATCCTGATCGAATGAAGAGATACGGAATAGAAATGGAAAAGATGAGGGCGGCTATGAAGAACGAAGAAAATAGACTAGCTAACTTTCACAAATATGAGGATGGTACTGTAGACCAACCTTTTTTAACACCTGACACAGTAAAGGATTAACAATGAACCCAGAATCACTGTCGGTAATTTTACCATGCTGGAGTGCGGCGATAGGGTTTGAATTATTAGTGGTTTGGTTTTTTATTAATATAGTTAAGGAAAAAAAATAATGAAAGCTATTATAACTGGCATAACGGGACAGGATGGAAGCCATCTCGCAGACTTACTCCTTGAAAAGAATTACGAGGTTCTTGGAGTTGCTAGAAGATGCAGTGTTGATACGTCAGAGAGAGTAAAACATCTATCTTCTAATAAAAAATTCAAATTAATCGAGGGAGACATAACAGATGTCAGTAGTGTAATAAATATATTTAAAAATAACGATAATGTAGATGAAGTCTATAATCTAGCGGCTCAATCGCATGTAGGAACTTCTTTTAGACAACCAGCACTGACTTGGGATATTACAGGTAAAGGATGCCTGAATTTGCTACAGTCGCTAAAAGATTTAGATATGCAACACGTTAAGTTCTACCAAGCTTCTTCTAGTGAGATGTTTGGTAGCAACTATGACATAGACAGACAAGGAAGGAAGTATCAAGATGAGAAAACTAAGTTCATGCCTAACTCACCTTATGCAATTGCTAAGTGTGCTGCTCATCACGTTGTTCGCATATTTCGTGATGCTTACGGGGTACATGCTAGTTGTGGTATTCTTTTTAATCACGAAGGACCGCGAAGGGGAGAAAACTTTGTTACGCAAAAAATAATAAAATGGATATGCGAATTTAAGTCTTGGTTATCGTATACATCATTAGACAACTTTCCTATGGATTTTACAGAAGATCATATAGTTATTCATCGAGAGGGCTTTCCAAAGCTAAGACTTGGAAACTTAGATGCTTCTAGAGATTGGGGATATGCTGGAGATTATGTAGAAGCAATGTGGATGATGCTACAGCAAGACATGCCTGATGATTACGTAATATGTACTGGAGAAACAAATACTATACGAGATTTTTTAAATGCAGCCTTTAAATACATCAACGTAGAAAACTGGGAAAATTACGTTGTCATAGATCAAGATTTATATAGACCATGCGAAGTAGAGTATCTTAAAGGAGATTATTCTAAAGCTAAGGCACAACTAGGATGGGAACCTAAGCACAATTTGGAGGGGTTAATTAAACTTATGATGGATGCCAAATTATAGAATTTCATTAGACTTGTTAGATATTCAAATGCAATTATTACCTTACGACTTAAGGGAATACAGACATTCGTTTACTACTATTTTTATAGAGGCCACTAATGCTGACGATGCTTGTCATACTGTTATAAGAAGATTAAAATTAATGCTTCTTAGGCAAGACTCCTCAATAGAAACTAGAATTTTATGTAGAGACATAGGCAGCTTAATAAGGGTAGATAAGATAGAAGAATTATGAAAAGAGATTACAATGACCCAGTATACGCTCGTTTCAGAAAAGATGTTCTCAATAGAGACAAGTGGAGATGTAGAATGCCGGGATGTAAAAATAAAAAAAATTTACAAGTTCATCATATTTCTAAGTGGTCTAACGCTTCTGCTTTACGGTACGAAACCTCAAACGGAATAACATTATGTAGATACTGTCATAAATCTATAACAGGAAAAGAAACCCACTACGAAAGTTTATTTAGAGAGATTATTAATGAGTAAATACAAACAAGCTCCTGACTTCACTGTAATTAAAGATACTAGAGAGCAGGAGGGATATTTCTTTAGCAAGTTTAATACTTGCGCTGGAATGATAGAGCATAAATTAGATACTGGTGATTACTCTATACAAGGTATGGAAGATAAGATATGCATAGAAAGAAAAGGTTGCGTAGAAGAGTTAGCGCAAAACCTTGGCTCTAAGAAGACTACGTTTATGAAGGAAATAGAGAGAATGGAATCCTTTCCTCATAAGTATTTAGTACTAGAGTTTTCTCTAGAGGAGCTTATCAAATTTCCCAAAGAAACTAGAATACCTATCAAAAACAAAGCAGCTGTTAAGATTACAGGGAGGTATATGCTTAAGTGCTTAATTGAATTTGAAATTTATAATGACATACACATACTTTTTTGTGGAGACAAAAAAAATGCTTTTCTCGCTGTAAGTAGTATATTTAAAAGGATAAATGAAATGTATACAATTGGGAGGAAGACATGAATAACGCAGATAAAGATCTTCTCTACGACCTGCATAACTACGGAGCAAACGTGGACACAAGAGAGATTTTTTTACATAACTACTACTCTTCTGACGACACTGAGAATCCGGGCGTAGAATATAGGATGTCAAATAATTTTCTAAAAAATATTAGGGCATTAGAGATAAAATCAAACAAGCCTATAACTATACATATGCAGAGCGTTGGAGGCGAGTGGTCAGACGGTATGGCTATATACGACGCAATAGTTATGTCTAAATGCTATATTACAATTATTGCTTATGGTCAAGCAGAGTCCATGAGCAGTATAATATTTCAAGCTGCCGACAGGCGGCTTATCACACCTAATACTTACTTCATGGCTCACTATGGTTCTACTGGAGCTAATGGTGAATATCTTAGCGTACAAAACTGGGTTAAGTACGAAAAGTATATTTGCGATATTATGTTAGATATCTATGCCGGAAGTTGTACGGGTGGTAAATTTTTTAAAGAAAAATACGGAAACAATCCAGAATCAGAAAAAGTCAAAACATATCTTTCTAGGAAATTAAAGTCTGGTGATTGGTACATAACTTCTGAAGAAGCAGTTTATTACGGATTCGCAGATGAGATTATAGACTCATGGGAAAAACTAAATTAAAAACAATTAATGAAGCATGGCTGGGTTTAGATGGCTTAGATATAGAGCTATTCAATCCCATGTCCATACTTAATGCTTCTGACGACGACTTTCAGATAAAGCTGGCTTGGCTTATGACAAGACCAGAATATTTATCATTCATTACTAAAGAAGTTTTAAATATACAATTGTTACCATCTCAGGCTTTATTTCTTAGAGAAATATGGAATAGAAAATTCCCCATGCTAATAGCTAGTCGAGGCTTTGGTAAATCCTTCATGTTATCTCTTTATTGTGTTCTAAGGGCGTTAATATTTCCTAGACGTAAGGTTGTCGTCGTTGGTGCTGCTTTTAGACAATCAAAAGTTTTGTTTGAATACATGGAGACAATATGGAGAAATTCCCCTATGCTCAGAGATATATGCGATGGGGACAGCGGACCAAGAAGAGATACAGATAGGTGTACGCTAAGATTAAACGACAGTACAGTTACTTGCCTACCTTTAGGCGATGGTCAAAAGATTAGAGGTCAACGTGCTAACGATATTATTGCTGACGAATTTGCATCTATACCTAGAGAAATATTTGAAAACGTTGTTGCTGGTTTTGCTGCTGTTAGCGCAGATCCTGTAGAAAATGTTAAAAGATTAGCTGCTCAGAAAAAAGCGCAAGAGCTAGGCATAGAGATAGAAGAAGAGGAAAGGGAAGTTAAGAAAGATAATCAAATTGTTCTTTCAGGCACAGCATACTACGAC